GCCGCCCAGACGCTCGGCAAGTCGTCGATGTACAACGATCCGAGCCTTACGCCCGTGACCAATGTGCTGACGACCAATGTCTGGCGTGGTCGCAATATGATCGAGATCGTCTACGCGTACGCGAGACAGGTCAATAAGGACGGCATCCCTGCCATCTACTACACCGTGTTCTCGCCTCAGGTAGGAGATCAGATCTGGGCCAAGCACGAAATCCTCGACTACTATCACGGCGAATACCCGTTCGTCGGATACGCCAGAGAGGTCACACGCAGACCCATTATGGAGTCTCGCGGCATTCCTGAGGTCAGCAGAACGGATCAGGACGAGGTCAAGGCCCAGCACGACTCTCTCCGCGACAGAACCGCGATTGAGACGCTTCCCCCGATCAAGGTCGCCAAGCGTATTGGTGCCATCAACAGAATCGGCCCAGCCGTCCAGTTGCCTGTGACGACGAAGGATGACTACACCTTCCTTGAGCCGCCCGCTGGCAACCCCCAGATGGCTTTCTCGATGATCGAGCGTGTCGAGGCCCAACACGCGGCTTACTACGGCCTGACCTCCAAGTATGTCGAAGATGTCAGATCCCAGTTGCTCCAGCAGACTATGGTGAACGGCTGGCTTATGGCTTGGACTGAGATCTACCAGCAAGTCTTCACGCTGGCGTTGCAGTACCTGACGCCTGAGGAAAAGATTAAGATCTGCGGAGTCGATCTTCCTGCCCGTGCCACCGACATCCACGGCGGCTTTGACTTCATCGTGAAGTTCGATGTCCGTGAGGTCGATACGAACCTCGTTATGGAGAAGTTGGACGCTATCACGAAGTTCGTGATCCCGCTCGACCAGTCTGGAACCGTGGACAGATCCAAGTTGGTGAATATGATTATGGAGACGATCTCTCCCGACGCGGCAAAGGAACTCATCGTTGCGAATGAACAGGCGTCCCAGAAGATGTTCAGGGATGTTCAGACCGATATCGGCCTTATGTTGCTCGGCAATGCCCCGCAGTTGGTCGAGAACGATCCTACCGCTCCCACCAAGTTGCAGTTGGCCCAGCAGATCCTACAGCAGAACCCGAAGGCCCAACAGGCCCTTCAGGGCGACCAGATCTTCCAGCAACTGTTCCAGCAGTATGTCCAGAACTTGCAGATGTCCGTCCAGCAGGAGCAGAACAAGCAAGTCGGTCGCACGGGCGTGGCCCCGCAAGGCCCGAACCTCGCCGATCAGGTCAAGAGCCTCATCGACTCTGCCAAACAGGCCAACACGGCCCGCCAAGGCGGCGTCGCCGCTGGCACGGACGCCGTCGGGGAAGAGGTGGCCCAGCAGAGAGCCGCACAGGCCGAACAAGCCGCCGCAGAAGGCCAGCAGGGCGGTCAGATCGAGCAGATGATGGTTCAGTTGATGGAGCAGGGTATGTCCGAAGAGGAGGCTATCGCTACCATCCAACAGCAGATGGGCGGCGGCGGTCAGCCCCCTCAGGGTGGCCCTCCCCCCGAACAGGGCGGTCAACCCCCGATGATGTAATCTATGGACGACCTTAAGCCTACGCAGGACACAATCCAGAAACTGTCGTTCAACGGTAAGAACGATGTCTTCGACGCCGTTATGGCGATCATCGACAACTTCGTCAGCATCGAGACCGCTCAGGCGATCGCACAGGATATCCCCGCCGACAAGCGTGGGCACCAGTGCGGTCGCGTTGAGGGTCTAGTTGATCTGAAAGTGTTTCTCGTCGATGTCAGAACTCAAGCCGCCCGCAAAAATGCCCCCGATGTGGTGTAATCTATGTCAAAAGTGGACTAATGATGATCTTCATTACTGCACACCGATAATCTGGTGGCCTGAAGACTAATTTGGGCAAAAACTGCCCTTGGTTCTGAGATCCACAAAACTCTGTCGGACTTCTTACAAGTCCTTAAATTGTATGCCCAACCAAGAAGATCAAAATGCCTCGCAAGAGGGAACAAAGCAGAATGAATCCAGCATTCTGTCGGTAGACGCTTTGGCGTCTATGCTAGAGACATCGTCGCTTACTGGACAAGTGACAACGGATGCCACCGAATCCGATACTCAGTCGGTGGAAGACCAGACCCGCGAACTCGATAATCCTCTGGCAGAGGAACTCCAGTCTGCATCTGGCAATGATAACAGATCACAAAGGAATTCGGCTGAGGATGCCGACAATTCTGATCTGGACGAGGAAAGTGGAATGCCGAGGCATATCCAGAAGCGGATCGACAAGATCACCGCCAAACGCCGTGAGGCCGAAGCGGAAGCAGATCGACTCAAAGCCGAACTGGAAGACCTCAAGTCGAAGCAAGCCGAACCCGCAGTCCCTAGAACTAAGAATCCCTTCGCTAATATCGTCGCGGAATCTGACCTTCAAAAGGCTCTGGATCAGGCCAGAAAGGTGAGAGACTGGTGCGAAGAGAACCCGTACGGTGGCGAGATCCCCAAGGGCAATGGCGAATTCATCACGGTGGACGAATCCGAAGTCCGCAAGATGAAGGTCAATGCTCTCAAGGACATCGAGACCAACATTCCTTCCCAACAGCAGTTCATCAGTGCCAGAAGGCACTTCGATCCCATCGCGGAGAAAGAGTATCCGTGGTGGCAGAAAAAGGATTCCAAGGAGTACCAGACCGCCGTTGGTCTCCTGAAGAACTTTCCCGAACTTGCACAGTTCCCCGACTACAAGTTGGTCATCGGAGACTTCGTCTTCGGTATGGCCTCTCGTAACGCGAGAAAGGTCAAGGAGTCCGTTCAGCCTAATGTCCGTAGACCTCAAATTCAGCCCAGTCGCCCATCGATCGCTCCGTCTGCCAACACTAACAACAATATGAAGGCTAAGGAAATCGAGCAGAGGTTTACCAAGACTGGTTCCAGAGATGATCTCGCGTCCCTGATTGAGGCTAGGTTAATGTCTCGTTAGTTCCCAACCGCCGCAAGGCAAACCCGCCGCAAGGCACCAAACTACTATGCCTAGACTGTTTGAAAGAGATCTTCAGGGCTATAACTCTGCCACTGAAGCCAACCGAGTCGGTCGTCGTGAAGACATCGCCGATATGATCACGCTCGTCGAAGCGAAGGATACCCCCTTCACTACGATGGCCCGCAAGGGTGCTGAACCGTCCAACACGATGTTCCAGTGGCAGGTCGATTCCAACCCCGATCCCCGCGTCCAGCCCGTCGTTGACGGCACTGACGAGTCCGTCACTGGCGACACCTCTGGTGGTGCCAAGATGGATCAGTTCACGATCGGCTACCGTGCGACTCTCGCGGCTTACCCGCAGATCTTCCGTCGCAAGTTCCGCGTCTCGAAACTGACCGAGTCCAATATGGTTCGCCTCGCTGGCACCCCGTCTGAGCGTTCCCGCCAGATGGCTAAGGCGATGCTCGCCATCAAGCGAGATGTCGAAGTCGCCCTGACTTCGTCCCAGACCGCTCAGGCTGACAACGGCACCGTGGGCTACCGCACCCGTGCCCTCGATGCTTGGACTAAGACCAAGTGGGAAAAGGACGCCGTCCTCCCCGTTCCCGACCAGTATTGCACCCCTGCTGACAACATCATCGCCGCCTCCGCGACGAAGACGATCAGCGGTACCAGCCGTACTGTCGCCAACGCGAACACCTGTGCCGCCCCCGCTAACCTCAACGAGTCCCACTGTCAGGATATGCTCACCGCTCTGTACAAGCAGACGGGCCAGAGCCGCTCTTGGGATGCTCTCGTCGCGGTTAACCTGAAGCGAGCCTTCTCCAGCCTCGTCTACACGACCCCGAACGGTGCGGCTATGACCGCGTCCCCGATCCGCACGATGCGTGAGGGCGGCGACACGACCTACAGCCAGTACATCGATGTCTTCCAAGGCGACTTCGGTACGATCAACCTCCACATCTCCAACTGGCTTGGCGATGTCGATCAGAACCCTGCTTCGGGCACCTTCGGCAACTACACGCCGAACCTGAACAAGGGCTTCATCGTTCCGTTTGAGCATACCGAAATCCGCTACGGCGGCAACATCGCTGAGGTCATTGAACTGACCGACAACGGTGGTGGCCCTGCCAACGCGATCGAGATGGTTCTGGGTCTTTGCATCCACAACCCGCTCGCCTTCGGTAAGTTCGACCTCTAATCCACTGACCGTGGACATCTCCCGCCAGATCTCGGAAGCAGTACCTGAGGAACTCCTAAAGGATTTCCACAGGGAGATCCGAACTGGTTGGGAGATGCAGAAGGTCAAGACTCAGCACAACCTCAAGTGGGCGGCTAAAGCCAACCACGCGGGCGTTGACAAGACTGTGGACGGGATCGGGCAACTTGTTGCCCGTATCCCCCCAGAGTCTTTCCATTTTTGGGGACAGCACTTTGGCACATACGATTGCTGGAAGGATAAGAATTTCCTCAGGGAGTTCCTGAAGGACAATCCTGAATGCGTCGTCAATACAGCCAAGAAGAGCCAAGTCCTCGTTAGCAATAAGATCACTGACGCCAGCGGAAAGCCTCTGTGAGGACTACTGACTTCAGCACGATCCTGTTCGATGCGGTCAACCTTTGCGGGTATGACCTTGCGAACATTTCTGAACAGAACTTCAGAACGATCAGACAGTTCGCCAACCAGCGGCTCAGGCTGGCTTGGGAATCTTACCCTTGGTATTCCCTTACCAAGGTACTGGAGGCCACTGTCACGCACGACGCTGGCACCGACCTGAGAACTATCAACATTCCTGCTGACAGCGGCGAAGTCGTCGGCGTCTTCAGCAGGAACCCTTTGACGACCACACAGGCCGTCTATGTGTCGTATGCCCTCGCGGACATCAACGGCGTCGAGAAGATCGTGGTCAACACGCCGATCCAGACGGTCTGGGTCGAGTACAGGATCAAGCGTCCTGAGTTCCACGGCGAGGTCTGGAACGCCACTCTGGCTTATAGGCCGAACGCACAGGCTTACTTCGACAGCGAGTCTGGCACGGGCACACTGATGCCTGTGGCTGGCTTCCCCCACGCGGGCAACTTCTACATTGCGTCCGAGTTGCTTCCCGCTGGCACAAAGCCGACTAACAACGCGGGTTCTGGCGACGCCAGATGGGTAAAGATCCCCATCCCGTATATGTTCGCATCCTACATCAGCCGTGGCGTGTACGCCGACTTCCTGCGATCCGAACAGCAGTATGAAGACGCTGGCAAGGCCGACATCGACGCCGCTGGCGTCCTAGAGCAGGAGTACGACAAGGAACTCCGTCAGCAGGGCCAGATCCGTCGCATCAACTTTATCGATTCTTACTAATATGAG